TGGCACTTGCGTATGGGGGAACGGGAGCAACGACGGCGGCTGGCGCGAGAGCGAATCTCGGCCTTGGCGTTACGCTGCTCTACAGCGGCACTGTGACGACAGGAAGCTGTTCATTCAACTACGGCAGTTACAACTGGTACATCATCATCGGGCAGCCTGCGTCGTCTGGCTCCAGAACACCGATCGTGGTTCCGAAAGCCGCCCTGACGACAAGCGCCGTAGCGTATCAGATTACAGATGAATCCTACTACTATTCCTTCAACCTGTACTACTCCGGGAGCACTTGCTATCTGGTGTACAAGGGCCGGAATAGTTCCGGACAGATAGTCGCCGTTTACGGCGTTAACTGAGGAGGGCTTATGAAAGTAACTTTTGATGAAAACGGCTATGTCAACGGCTGGTGCATGGTCGGAGACAACGGCGGTGACGAGTACGATCCCCCGGAGGACTTTGATGCTTTTCTGGATAACTGTTTCTGCTATAAGCTCTCCGAGGGAAAGCTGGTCCGGGACACAGAAAAAGAGGAAACCGATCAGTTGGAGGAGCAGAAATCTTCTCTCCGGGTACGCCGGGAGAAGGAATGCTTCTCTGTCGTGAATCGGGGGTGGATCTGGTATTCGACCCTGACGCTCAGCCAATGGCGGGAATTGCGGAACTGGTACATCGCGTGGCTGAAAGTGACGGAAACCATGACTCCGCCTGAGCGCCCGTCCTGGGTCGATGACATTGATACCGCACGAATCCCGCTGACCCTCGGCGGCTTGTTCTGAGGAGGCGCGCTATGGTTACGATCAATGGAACGAGCATCTCTGTCACCCGCGGGGATACGCTCGACATCACCATCGAGATTCTATACCCGGATGGTACCCCTTATACGGTTCTGGCCGGAGACGTTATTCGCTTTGCTCTCAAGCAGAGATACACCGATCCCGAGCCTCTAATCTGCAAGGAGATACCGCATGCCGGGATGAATCTGCGCTTGGAGGCCGAAGAGACAAAGGCGCTCAAGGCAGGCGGCGCTCCGTATGTCTATGACATTCAGATCACGATGGAGGGCGGCACGGTGTGCACTTTTATTGATCGGGCCAAGTTCACCGTGACGGAGGAGGTGGACTGATGGACGGGAAACTGGTCGGGCGGCTTTCGCCTGGTATCCACCTCACATGCAGGCTCTCTGTTACTCCGAGGGACGGGCCTGCTCCGGTGTTTGTGGATAAAACGGTAACGAAGAACGGAACATACCGCGCTACCGATGAAGGGGCTGATGGCTACTCCGAATTCACCGTTGATATCCATACTGGCCTGATCAAACCTCACTTCTTCGATCTGTCCGGTGGTTATGTCCAAAACGGCGTCTGGACGATTGGAAGCGATACGGTGTGCTATTCCGACGTTTATCGGGTGAACGCGAGCCAGAAATATTTTATCTCTCTGGGCGGCGTGGTCGGAACCAGATTCCGAGCAATGTTTTCTGCGCAGGATACATCCATAGCGGTAGAGCGGGTTGCCGGAAAGACCGTTATTAACGTCAGCAATCCGATTCCGTATGCCTATGTTATATTCACTCCCGAATCTGATGGCTTCATTACCATCTCCAAGGACAACGCCGGGACGGCAAATCTGAAAACCTATATATTCCATCTCGTTGACCTGATCGACGGGAACAACTAATCACGGAGAGTCGCTGCGGCGGCTCATTTTTTATGAGGAGGTTATTTGAAAAATGAAGGAGTTTTGGAACACCATTCAGGTCATTTTCGCTGCTGTAGGTGGCTGGCTCGGCTATTTTCTCGGTGGCTGTGACGGGCTACTGTACACGCTGCTGGCATTCGTGGTTCTCGATTATGCGACCGGTGTAATGGCCGCGATTGCTGACCACAAGCTCTCGTCCGCTATCGGCTTCCGGGGTATTTTCCGCAAGGTGCTCATCTTCGCGCTTGTCGGTGTTGGCCATCTGCTCGACGTGCAAGTGCTCGGCAGCATCGGTGTGCTCCGCACCGCAGTGATCTTCTTTTACCTGTCCAATGAGGGCGTTTCCCTGATCGAGAACGCCGCGCATCTCGGACTGCCCATCCCGGAGAAACTGAAAGCCGTGCTTGAGCAGCTTCACGACCGGGCGGAGAAGGAGGACGACCATGAGCAAACCGAGTGATGTCGTAAACATCGCGCTGGCGGAGGTCGGCTACCGGGAGAAGGCTTCCAACGCCTATCTGGACGACAAAACCGCCAACGCCGGTGCAGCCAACTGGACCAAGTATGCCCGCGACCTTGCAGCCGCGGGCTATTACAACGGGAATAAGAATGGCTATGCCTGGTGTGATGTGTTCGTAGACTGGTGTTTTTTCAAGGCTTACGGAGCTGTCGAAGGGCAGCGCATCCAGTGCCAGACCGGTCCGCTCGGGGCCGGGTGCATCTTTTCTGCTCAGTACTATCAGCAGAAAGGCCGGTACGATAGAACTCCGAAGGTCGGCGACCAAGTGTTCTTCCAGTCCGGCGGTGAGATCGGCCATACCGGCATTGTGGTCGAGGTGACCGACTCCACCATCGTGACGGTCGAGGGCAACAGCTCCGATCAGGTGAAGAAGAACACCTACAACCGCTCCAATAGCTACATCGCCGGATACGGCCATCCGCTCTACGGCGAGTCCGATCCCACGCCGGTGACGCCTGCTCCGGCTGAGGAGGCTCCCGAGGCTGTCGGCTGTGAAGTCGTGCTCCCACAGCTGAAGAACGGCGCGGAAGGCATCGCGGTGAAAAACGCGCAGGTCCTGCTCATCGACAAGGGCTACTATTGTGGCGGTTCTCTCCGGGCAGGGCGCGAGACCGCCGATGGTGAGTTTGGTCCCACGACGGAGAAGTCCGTGAAAAGTTTCCAAACCAAGAGGAACCTGACGGCCGATGGCATCATCGGCTCGGATACATGGAAGGCGCTCCTGACAGCATAACTTTTGAGCCTGTCGGCTGTCCCATACCGGGATAGTCGGCAGGCTTTTTTGCGTTTCTGTCGTCAAAACGACTCCCTGACCTCCAGTGGAAAGTGACTGGAGGTGATCCCAATATGACGAATGAACAGAAAGCCGTGATCCGCAGGCTCCGGCAGCAGAATAGCAGCTATGTCTCTATCGCAAATACGCTCGGTGTCTCCGTCAGCGCTGTCAAAGGCTACTGCCAGCGCAACGGTCTGACCGGCCTTCGTGCTGCAGCAGAGAGCACGCCGGATGACCCGTCCGTCTGCCTTGGCTGCGGGAAACCGATCACCCAGCGTGAGGGCATCAAGCGCGTCAAGTTCTGTTGTCCGTCATGCAGGCAGGCGTGGTGGAACTCACACCCGGAGAAGGTCAACCGGAAAGCAATCTACTCCTTCACCTGTGCCTGCTGCGGGAAACCCTTCACCGCATACGGGAACCGGGGCCGGAAGTACTGCTCCCACGAGTGCTACATCACCGACCGGTTCAAGGGAGGTGAGGCATGATGGCACCGGAGCAGTTTGAGGCCGAGAAGAATTATCTGGCGGCTCGTGAGATCGCGGAGGGCTTCCTGAAAAAGGGCCTGCTGACCGAGGAGGAATTCACCAAAATTGACGCCTTCCTGACCGAGAAATTCTCCCCACAGATGGGCAAACTAATCGCGGCTACAGGCCAGAATTAACTTGCTATGCACCCCTTTTAGAGTGATATATGGTACGGGAAAGGAGGCGAAAAGCCGTGAAAACTGTAAAGAAAATCGAGGTCACGAGGCCGGTCCTGCCTACCCGAAAGAAGGTCGCTGCCTACGCTCGTGTATCGATGGAAACCGACCGGATGATGCATTCCATCTCCACACAAGTCAGCTACTATAACGAGCTCATCCAAAGCAACCCGGAGTGGGAATTCGCCGGTGTCTACGCCGACAACTTCATCTCCGGTACAGCCATCGACCGCAGGCCTGAATTCAAACGGCTGCTGGATGACTGCGAGGCCGGAAAGATCGACATCATCCTCACCAAGTCCATCAGCAGGTTTGCCAGAAACACGGTGGACCTGCTGGAAACCGTCCGGCACCTGAAGGAGCTGGGCATCGAGGTACAGTTCGAGAAGGAGCACATTAACTCCCTGTCCGACGACGGCGAGCTGATGCTGTCCCTTCTCGCTTCTTTTGCACAGGAGGAAAGCCGCAGCATTTCCGAGAACGCACGCTGGGCCATCCAGAAGCGTTTTGAAAAAGGCAAACCGAACGGCCACTTCCGGGTGTACGGCTACCGCTGGGAAGACGATCAGCTGGTGCCGGTCCGGGAGGAAGCCGCCATTGTAAAGCGCATCTACCAGAACTTCCTTGATGGGAAATCTCGTCTGGAGACGGAGCGCGAGTTTGCAGCCGAGGGAATCACCACACGGGACGGCTGCCGCTGGGTGGATTCCAACATCAAAAGCGTCCTCTCGAACATCACCTACACCGGCAACATGCTCCTGCAGAAGGAATTCATCGAGGACCCGATCACCAAGAAGCGCCGGAAGAACAAAGGCCAGCTCCCGCAGTACTTCGTGGAGAACACTCACGAGCCGATCATCGACATGGAGACCTTCCAGTACGTGCAGGACGAGATGGCCAGACGCCGGGAGCTCGGTGCCCTTGCCAACAAGAGCCTGAACATCACCTGCTTCACCGGAAAGATCAAGTGCGGCTTCTGCGGAAAGAGCTTCATGCACAACACCCGGAAAAACCGAGCTCAGTTCACCACGACCTACACCGACGAGGACGGCATGTACACCACATGGGTGTGCGGCTCCCGAAAGCAAAAACAGAAAGGTGATCCGTGCAAGGCCAAGGAGATCCCGGACAAGATTCTGAAAGCCTGCTGCGCCGAGGTGCTGGGCCTACCAGAATTCGATGATGAGGTCTTTGCCGAGCGCGTCGAGCGGATCGACGTTCCGGACGGCGGCATTCTGGTCTTCCACTTCTACGACGGCACTGAGGTCACGAAGGAATGGAAGTCAACCGCCAAGCAGGACTGCTGGACGGATGAATACAAGGACCGTCAGCGCGAATGGGTCCGTAACTATATGGCCAAGGGTGATGGCCGGTTCTCGCCATTCACCACCCGTATTAAGTGCGGCTGCTGCGGTGGCTCCTGCAGGCGGCAGGTCCAAGGCTCCTCAGATGGCAAGATTGCCTACTGGCGATGCTCCGGAGGCGGTGCCACCAACTGCGGCATCAAGGGCATCCGGGAACCGGAGCTCATGGAGATTGCCGCTGGCCTGATGGGCATTCCCGAATTTGACGGCGATGCCTTCCGGGAGCAGGTGGACTACATCACGATGGTGAAAAGCGGCCTGCTGGAATTCACCTTCACGGACGGTCACACCGAGGAAGCCGAGTACAGCACCAAGCGCAAGGGTAAGCCTTGGACCGAAGAACAGCGAGCCAAGTTCAAGGAATCCATCAAGGGCTCCTACACGCCAGAGCGCAGGAAGGCCATGAGCGAACACATGAAACAAGTAAGGAGGGAGCGGTATTGGAACAGCAAAGGAAAGTCCAAACAATCCCAGCAACCCTGACGCGGTTTACGGCCACGCCGCTTTCCGCGCAGAAGAAACGGAAGGTCGCCGGGTATGCTCGCGTCTCTACTGATCACGACGATCAGTTCACGAGCTATGAGGCGCAGATCGATTACTACACCAATTACATCAAGGGCCGGGACGATTGGGAGTTTGTGTCCGTGTACACCGACGAGGGTATCACGGGCACCAGCACCAAACACCGCGAGGGCTTCAAACGCATGATCGCGGATGCGATGGACGGCAAGATCGACCTGATCGTCACCAAGTCCGTCAGCCGCTTTGCACGGAACACGGTCGACTCCCTGACCACCATCCGGCAGTTGAAGGAAAATGGCATCGAGGTCTATTTCGAGAAAGAAAACATCTGGACCTTCGACGGCAAAGGCGAAGTCCTACTGACCATCATGTCGAGCCTCGCGCAGGAAGAAAGCCGGTCCATTTCCGAGAACTGCACATGGGGCCAGAGAAAGCGATTTGCAGACGGCAAGGTCACGGTTCCCTTCA